TATCCGGTATTTTAAATGATGGTTTGCCAAATTATATTGCCAATAATTTGCCTCAATTGGTTTCCGATCCTGGCTGTGATAATGGCCTGATACCATTTGAACCCAAAGAGATTACAAAAGCTACGACGAATGCTTTGGACGGAAACTTGGAGCAACTTAAATTAGCTTATTCATATGATATGATGGGCAATGGCCCAGGTGAAAGAAATTGGGGATTTTTAAATATGGTTTTGTCCGATACAATGGGCAATCCTTATACGACGCATTTGCGCAAAAGCTTTAATTCTGGTGGCTGGTTAATAAGAAAAAGTTATGTAGATTTTTATGTTACGCCGGCCGACGATGACGCCGACGATTCAAATTACGCCAAACTCAAAAAACAGCAAGGAGCTTTTCCGAATTATGTTGCCGATTGGTTATTGGAAGAAATGCCAAGAAGATTAGTAGAAAGCAATTTTGAATCTAGCAATGTGCCTCAAGATGATAAATCATTTAGCAAAACTTTTAAAGAATTAGGTTTTCGCGGCCTTTACGGCCCAAATGTAGATTTGTTATCGATACCAGATCAAGGATACAATGTAAAAATGAATGCTTCTCTTGATGAAGAAAAGGTATTCTTTATTAAAAAAGCGAGAAAAGATGAAAACAATCCCGATTTAGAATTGAAATTTGAAGATAATGGGAAAGGTACTGGTGCTTTTTCGTATGGATTTAATATAAAGTTGTTTATTTCGGATATTATAAAAGAAGACGGCAAATTTAAAAACCGCAAAGATGATAATGCAAGAATATTGATTGAGCATTCTGTTAATACAGCCGCCGAAGTAAGCGCCGCTGATGGAGCTTACGAAACAGATAGGAAGCTTTTTGACCGTCGTGACCCTGATATTTTAACTTGGAGAGCTTACGAATTTTTATCCGTAGACGATGGTTTAGATGGAATCGACACAACTGATTTTCTAGATTTTGAAAAGTCTTTTGAATCAGCTAAATCTTATATTCCTCAAATTTATTTGTTAAGAAATATAATTGAATTAGAAAATGATACTTCAATCAATCTTCAGACAATAAAAAATGCTCACGATAATGTAATGGATAGAATTTTTAAGCAATTTGGAGATGATATAATTAACAATGAGGCCGCTTTTGAATATGGCGCCGCTTGGGATAATTTAACTTATGAAGAGGTTGAATATGGTGTGGTAGAAAATGGCGATTTTATTAAATATTCAGAATATGCGAGAGAGAACGATATAACAAATGAAAGCGCAATTCTTGGAATTAGTAGAATGCAATATAATTTCGAGACCGGTTTATCAAGTGAAGAAAACAGAATATTCTATCTCGATCCTGCGCGCTTCGGCGGTACATATTTTAATCCGCCAATTTATATTAAACCGGCAAAAAAGAAAGGCTGGCTAGCATTGATTGATGTTATGTTTCCTGAGCTTGGGCCCTGTAAACCATTTAGGACTAATGTGGTTGATTTTACATCAATTCAAAAAAGAATTAATAAAAATTATAATTCTATTCCAGAAGACGAAAGACTTAAATCAGATCCAGATTGCATAGTTGAGGAACCATATAATCGTATTTTGCAGCGTCCCTCTAAAGCAGGCCTGGAAGGGCTAATTAGTGCCACTTTAAGAATATACGCTAGTGTTTATTTTTTGAAAACGGTTGCAACATTTACCAAATTTTATCCTGATTTTAAAAATAATATAAGTGCTCTTTATGTAAACTATATTATTGAAAAAATGGAAGAAGATTTTAAAGACGCACAGCCTAATGATTTTTTTGAATCTTTGAATCCTTTTAAAGATGAAGAGTTTTGGTATGCTTTTTTGGAACAGTCTGTCCAAACATATGCCAGAAGATATGTCAATGGTGAATTGCCAGAGCCCTCTTTGGTGGTGATCGAAGCGCTTGAAAAAATTGATAATGTAATTAAAAAATATTCTTCTCGTTATCCTTATAGAAAAGATTTGCGAATAGCAAAGAAAAGCGGTGATGTTGCCGCCATCAAAACTTTAAAAAATTATAGAAGTGATAAAAATTTTGAAGCAATTCGAAAAACTGAAGATTTGGCAAAAATAATTCTAAAAGAAATGCTGCTTGAGGAATTGCAATTTATGGCTGATAAATATATAGAAAATATGAAAAACATTGGCATGGTTGATGAAACTATAATTAAAAATCTTGATTATTATATTTTAGAAAAACTAACTGCTGGCTCTTCTCTCGAATTAAATAAGGATATTGAAGAAGAAACTGTAGATTTACCGGCCAATCCTCCTAAAATTGGTATAACCTCTATTGATGCGGAACATTCGCATACATACACGCTTGATGAAAATAATGGCGGTTATACTGATTTCGCATATCATCCAGATAATAAAAACGTCAAACACAGGCATAAAATTATTGATGGGGTGATCCAAGGAGCACAAAGTAATTGTTATCCAGATTGTAAAGATTTTTATGGTGTTGATGGCACCCCCCCACACGTACATTATATTGGTGGCATCGTAATGGTGCCAATTGGCGATATAAGCGACTTAGATGAAACTTTGGTAGGAACTGAAGAACGACCATTCGTTATCGAAAAATATATGAAAATTAATGGCGAATATATGACCGTTGGCGAAGGAATTGAACAAGTAAAAAGTTCCGGCACAGAAGAACAGAATATTTCAGATATTTTCCCAGGAACACTTGAAATTGTTCTAGATGATCAGGGAAAAGAAGTTGGATTAACTGGTGAATTGGGTGTTAGATATGGTTTGCGTTTTTCGTTAACAATTGGCGGCATCAAATATAGATTAACAGAAACCGAATTGGATGTTTTAGATTTGCCAATAAACGAAATCCAGCCTTTAGAGGCAAATAGTAAATTATTATTATGTTTGATAAATAATTTAGTAGATGATAATAATTTTAGAATAATAACAAAATATATTTATCCTCTTAATAAAGTATTGGCGACTTTGGGAATCTATAATGATATGGCGTTTATACCTTCAATTGGCGAATTAATAGCAGAAGATGCTTTTGAAGATAATGACTGGCCCCCCACTGGTAAGCCGGGCAAATATGCAACTGTTGGCACATCAACGGTAGAAATTGAATCTGGCGCCGATGGCTGGGCTCCTCTTAAAGAAAGAAGCCCAGGCCCCTTTGCAGGAAATGGGCTTTTCTTGCTTCATTATGATAATTGGGATCAAAATCTCTTACTTAAATCCCGCTTAAGAATTAAAAAATTATTTAATGCATTTTATAATTCAAGAGACTTCGATCCAAATGATACAGATCAGGATAGTCCATCTGAGAGTTTTATTGCCAGCCAACGTGCTACTTATAAACCGAGTATTGGACAGAATTTATTGCCATGGTGGAAGAGAAGGTTGCTCAGAACAAATCCATTTAATGCAAATGAAGAACTTTGTCCAAAAAAAGATAAAGAGTGATATTTATTAAGAGGTATAATTTATGTCTTCTTACAGTGTAGGATTGCCATTAACATATGATTCTGGTAATGGCTTTACCATGCTTAAAAAATTAAAAAATGTTATAAAGCAAAATTTAAAAATGCTTTTATTGACCAATCCGGGCGAGAGAGTTATGGAACCAGATTTTGGTGTAGGTATGAAAAGATATTTGTTTGAATCGTTTGGAACAGATGTTTTTTCTAGAATTGATTCAAAAATAAGAGAACAAGTTTCGCGATATATGCCGGCTATTTCAATTACAAGAATTAATTTCCACACTCTTGATCCAGATGGCAATCGAATAGCTTTTTCTTTAGAGTATTCTATTCCAGCTATAGCGACAGCAGATTTATTAGAATTTACTATTTAATATTAAAAGGAATTTTTAATTAATGCCCGATGAACAAAAGAAGATTTTACCTATAGATTATACCCGTAGAGAATTCAATGCTATTCGAGATGATTTGCAGCAAATAGCAAAAAGATTCTATCCCGATACGTTTCAAGATTTCAGTGAGGCCTCTTTCGGCTCATTGATGATAGATGCCGTTGCTTATGTTGCAGATCAGATGTCGTTTTATCTTGATTATAACGTTAACGAAACGTTCCTTGATACTTCTTATCAGTACAACAATGTCTTAAGGCATGGTCGGATCCTTGGATATAAGAATCAAGGGCGCCCGTCAACTTACGGTAAGGTGGCACTCTTTGTTTTGATACCGGCTTCTGCTACCGCCATAGGAACAGATACAAACTATATTCCTATCTTAAAACGCGGCTCTCGTTTTACATCTGATACTGGATTAAATTTTGTTCTAACTGAAAATGTTGATTTTGCAAATCCAAAAAATCAAGTTGTGGTGGCGCGCACCG